TCTTGGTAGAGCTATGAATATAGCTAGAACAGAAGGATCAGCTTTAGCTAACTTTGGTATTCAAGAGAGTGCTAAAGAGACTGGATTGATCTTAGAAAAAGAATGGATCACAAGAAGAGACGGAATTGTTAGAGACGCTCATCTCATAATGGACGGAATCAGAATAGGACAGAATGATACTTTTAATGTAAGGGGTTACAAGATGAATTATCCAGCAGATAGTAGCAATGGCGCACCAGCTGGGCTAGTATGTAACTGTAGGTGTGCTATGGTATTCCACGAAATGAGGTTATAAGAAATGGAAAAAAATTATAAAGAAGTAAAATTCCTAACTACTGACGAAGTAGAAGGTAAAGTAGAAGCTGTTTTTTCTGTATTTAATGAAGTCGATAGTGACGGAGACGTTGTATTACCGAAGTCAATTAAGTCTGGACATGGAGACAAAGGAGTCGCTATGGTCTGGGGACATGACTGGAAGGACGTCATAGGTAGAGGAGAAATCGTTCAAGATGATCATAGAGCTACATTCAAAGGTCAATTTATTATGGACACACAAGCTGGAAGGGACGCTTTTAATACAGTTAAAGCTATGGGAGATCTACAACAATGGTCATTCGGTTATGAAGTATTAGATAGTGAACAAGGTCTTTTTCAAAAAGATTCTGGAGACATTGAAGTAAGATACCTTAAAGATGTCAAAGTTTGGGAAGTAAGTCCAGTTCTTGTTGGTGCTAATCAAAACACTGAAACTGTATTAGTCAAAAATCAAGATACACAAAAAGAAGTTAAACAAGAAGTAAAAGAAGAAACTGGAACAAGATTTAACGAAGATGTAGATAATCTTCTTATAAGACTATCTGCTGTGTTAAAACGTGCGAAGGAGCTTACTGCCTTGCGCATATCAAAAGAAAAACTATTGTCGGAAGGATCTACTGATACTCTTGTAGATCTACAAGATACAATACAGGAAGTTTATCAAGATTTAGATACGCTTCTATCTGTAGCTGGATCTAATGTAGAAGAAGAAGAAGATCAGTTAGATGATACGACAATACTATTAGAAACGGAACAAGTGATCTTAGAATCACTTGATCCAGAATTGTAGGAGAACAATTATGAGTAAATTAGATACACTCAAAAAGGAACTACAAGATCTAAGAGAAAACACTATGAATGAGTTTGCTGACTTTGAGAGTACAGACTTCGATTCTGAAGCTAAGGAAAACTGGGCTAAAAGAAATGAAAAAATGTCTGAACTTGTCACAAGTATTAAGGAAGCTACAAAAATAGAAAACGAAAGAAAAGAGATTGAAGACGCAGTAGAAGCTGGAAAAGTCGTAGAGCCAAAAGGCATATTCACTGAAAAAGCTGAAAAAGAAGCTCCGTATAAAACTCTTGGACAAGCATTTCTAGAGTCTGACGCTTATAAAGCGTATGTTGACAATGGTATTCAAAACGTTAAATCTGAGATCAAGTGGGATCCTAGAGTAGAAACTAAAACTACTGTAACTGAGTCCAACTTCCCACCTTCAGTGGTAAGAAGTGCAAGGATTCAAGAATCTGCACAATTAGATCCGTATGTTATTCCAGCTTTAATTGATACGATCACAACTGATCAATATCAATACAAGTATCTGGAAGAAACTACTTACACTAATAACGCAGCACCTACGGCAGAAGGATCAGCTCTTGGAGAGAACGCTTTAGCATTCACTGAGAGAACAGAAGAGATCAGAAAAATTGGAGCTTTTATTCCAATGACTGAAGAGCTTCTCGCTGATGTAAACGCCGCACAAGGTTATATAGACAGTAGATTAAGATTCATGGTCAGACAAACAATATCTGATCAAATTATTGGTGGATCTGGTAGTGGTGTAAACCTTACTGGAATCCTTAACAAGACTGGAATCAATTCGTTCAACTTCTCTTCCTTTAGTGGGAACTTAAAGAGAATTGGACAAGTCTTTGAAGCTATTACTGAAATACAAAAAGACTCTTTTATGAATCCAGACGCTATAGTTATGAATCCAGCTGACTGGTATCAAGTAGTAACTGAAGTAAACGCTGTAACAACAAGTGGAGCTTTAAATCCATTATTTGTTGGAGCTGGTAGCTTCGGTAATGCTGTACAACCAACACTATGGGGAGTTCCCGTAGTACCGTCAACTGAGACAACAGCAGGAGACTGTATAGTTGGAGTATTCGGTGGTGGACAAGCTATCCATATAGTCGCAAGACAAGGTATGGAAGTCGCTATGTCTGATTCACATGACGAAAACTTCGTAAAAGATATTCTTGTTATGAAAGCAACAGTTCGAATGGGACTACCTATTTATAGAGCAACAGCTTTCGCTAAAATATCAAACTTCTAAGGTAACTTAGAATAGAATGACTTTAGTAACTCGGGCTACCTTTACTGGACAGTCCGAGTTACAGTCAAAAAGGAAAATTATGATTTTAAAAAAATATGTATGGAAGAACGCTGAAGACGGTAAAGTTATGGAAACTACCGAAAACCAGATCCCAAAAGCTTGGAAAAAAGCTTCATTACTTGGTGCTAAAGGACAAGAAGTCACAGACGCTCAAGTTAAAGACTGGGGACTTGGAACTAAAGCTAAAGCTCCAAAAGAAAACAAAGGTAAGTAATTAACAATGGCCATTACGAATGGCTATTGTGCTTTGTCCGAAATAAAGACGTATATCGGGCTTAGTGGTAGTGGTCAAGATACTAACTTAGAGAGTGCTGTAGAGAGTGCTAGTAGAGAGATCGATCAATATTGTGGTCGAATTTTTTACGAAACAACAAGTCAAGTTAGAACATACACTCCAACAAATAGATACGAACTCGAAGTAGATGACATAAGTACTGTCACTGGTTTAGTTGTTAAGCTAGATACAACTGATGACGGATCTTATGATACAACTCTTACGATCAATACAGACTTTATAGTATCTCCAGTTAATAGATCAAACGTCTTAGATGAGAATCAACCAATAACAATGCTTCAGATATTGGATAAAAGATCGTCTGAGAGATTTGATGTAGATATTATAAATAACGTACAAGTTACAGCTAAGTATGGATTCTCTTCTGTACCTTCTGCTATTAAACAAGCTACATTCCTTCAAGCTACAAGGTTATTTAAAAGGAAGGATTCTCCATTCTCAACGTATGGTAATCCACAAACTGGAACGGCTGAACTCTTTAATAGATTTGATCCAGACGCTTTGAAGCTGATCAAAGGTTATACAAAGTATCGACTCTAAATGACTCAGTTCGAGTTCAAGCTAGAAGGTGCTGACAAGCTCAAAAAAAGATTAGATATAGCTGGATTAGCGTATATACCTTTAAGAAAATTATTTAATGACAGTGGTAAACAAATAAAGAAAAAAGCTAAAGAGAATACTCCAGATGATACTGGTAAGTTAAAGTCTCAGATCAAATATAAAAAAGTAAGAGATCGTGGAAGATTGCCGGGCGGTGTTTCAGTTTTTGTTACAACTCCATACGCTAGATATGTTCATGGGGATATGAATAAGAACTACAAATATAAAGGTTTACGCTTCCCAGAAGATAAAGGATCTTTTGATCGTACTCGTCCACACTGGCCACCGTTTAGTGCTTTGACTGGCTGGGCTGATCGTAAAGGTATACCAGTATTCTTAGTAGCTAGATCTATTGCTGAAAAAGGAACAGCTATAGTTCCATTTATTAAAATGGGTTACGAACAAAGCACAGATGAGTTAAACCTATTACTATTAGCTAGTCTTAAAAAGATAGAGAGAAACTGGAAAAAAGGAAGATAAGGTAATATAGATCATGGCTAGTTTGACAAGTATCAGAAATGGGATCGCTACTAATTTAGGTAACATTAGTTCATTATCAGTTTTTGGATATGTCCCAGATAGTATTGAGCCACCAACAGCTGTTGTTGGAGTTGTAGAGAGTATTGATTACGACAGTACAATGGCTCGGGGATCTGACACTTATAACATTCCAATATTATTGTATGTAAGTCGAGTTGACGCTCAAGACAGTCAAGAAACTTTAGACGGTTATTTAGCTTCGACTGGTGCTAGTTCTGTTAAAGCTCAAGTAGAGAGTGATCTAACTTTAAATGGATCAGCTCAATCTGTTCGAGTTGTTGAAGCAGACAACTATGGCGTCTATACTGTAAATGACATTGATTATTTAGGTGTAGAATTTGGAGTTGAAGTAATAGCATGATGTACGTTGTAGAAATAGAATTTATGGTTAAAGATGATGTCTTTGAAATTGGAGATATTGTTGATGAAAAAGATATTCCTAAGAAATCAAAGAAGTGGCTAGTTGATCAAGGTATCATAGTCAAAGAAGATCTAGTGAGAGCTAGGAATGAAAAAGGACACTTTATAGCTGATGATCCTTCAACAGAAGAGAATGAAGCTTGGAAGGAAGAAGAGTAAATGGGTTACGGATCTGGATATGGTGGTGGAACACGATCTGGAAGAAGAAGACGTAGACGTAGAAATAGTAGAGGAAAAAAATAAATGGCTTTTAAACACGGTAAAGAAACTAAGATTTTTGTAAACAGTTCTAACTTTAGTGAATACTTTAACAATGCTGACGCTAATAGATCAGCTGATATTGCAGAGTCAACAACCTTCGGCAACGATAATAAGACTTACATAGTTGGAGACAAGGACGGAACAGTATCTCTAAGTGGATTATTTGACGCAACAGCTGACGCTACTCTTCAACCTTTGTTGGGTGGTAATGACTTTGACTTTGCTATGGGTATTGACGGTTTAGATACTGGAGATAGTGCTACCTTTACCAAAGGTAATATAACTAACTACGCTGTATCAAGTCCAGTTGGGGATATAGTAGCTACATCAATAGATGTTCAATCAGATGAAGGAATGTGGAACGGACAAGTTTTAACTGCTTCAGCTTTTACGGCAACTGGTGTTCAAGGATCAGCTCAAGATAATTCATCATCAACGTCTAATGGACTTGGTGCTTTTTTAATTGTTACTTCAGTCAGTGGTACAAGTCCAACTGGGGTAGTAAAGATACAGCATAGTGCAGATAACGTCACTTACGCTGATCTAATAACTTTCACAACTGCAACTGGAGCTACTTCGGAAGTGAAGTTTGTAGATAGTGGAACAACGATAAATAGATACCTTCGTGTTCATAACACGATCGGTGGATCTTCAACGCCTACTTTAAACGCTATTGTAGGTATCGGAAGAAATAATTAAGGAGAGATAAATATGGCATTTGTACATGGATCAGATTCAGTTTTTAAACTAGATAACGCTAGTGGATCATTAACTGATATATCAACCTATGTGAACAATGTTGACTTCCCAGAAACAGCTGATGTAGCAGAGACAAGCACTCTAGGTGCTTCAAATAAGACTTATATTGTAGGTCTTAAGGACGCTACTATGAGCTTAAGTGGTTTGTGGGACGCTACAGCTGACGCAATATTCGGAGCTGTAATTGGTCAATCAGCTACTCTATCGTATGAATATTCTCCAGAAGGAACTGCTTCTGGGAAAATTAAATACAGTGGAGAAGCTATTATGACTAATTACGCAATCTCATCTCCCGTTGGAGATGTTGTCGGATATTCTGCTGATCTACAAGTTAGCGGTGCAGTCACACGTGGCACACATTAGTAAATAATCCTTCTATACTTTATTTATAAAGATTAGGAGTAACATC